AGGAGACACACTTCTAAGAAGGTCAATGTGTTCACGAGCAAGCATACATCCAGTCATTAGGATTTGAGCAGGGCTTCCACACATATCTTGAGGTGTACCCTTTGTTGTTGTACCTGTATCTGTATCAACGTGGAACCAATCTGAACCAGTAGCCACAATTATCTCTTCGGGCTTTCCAGGAAGTCTTGAAATCAATTCTGTTGTCTTTTCCATAAGTCGGTATCGAGCAGTTTCAAAATCATACTGTTCACCAACCTCATCAACCCAACCTAACTTACCCCAATGGAAGTCAGTAGGACTTACAACCAACGAGTAATCATGTTGTGAAGGTTCTAACTCAAATGGTGTTACTTCGGGAAGTTTATTAGTTATTAACTCACGAAACTCACTAAGCAAACTATCTTCAAACATACGGAACTTTGTTGCGTCATCTTCTATCTGCTTCCACTTTTTGTTTTCAAAACCTTTGTGTAGTTCACGTCGTCGTCGAAGAAGTAAATCCTCGACTAATTGTTCGGGAGTAGAATCGACAACCTCTTCATCTGTGTAGGGGTCCATGTCATGAGTCCATCCATGTCTGCGCCGATATTCGTCAAACCATGCACGAGGTATGCCGAATTCACGAGATATTTCATTGATTGATGCCGCTTTACCTACCATGCCCGAATACGCTTCTTTCATGGCTCTGTGCTTAGAACCTTCAACAGAAATCATATCCCCTGCTACTGATAGGTAAGTAATGTAGACATCGTTTACAGTATCGTAAAAATATGCGCTATTCAATGCAACAGTTTCGTTTACGACTGGGGCTTCGGGTTTATCCGCCTTTCTGTCGGGATTAGAGTGTAGCCACTTTCTAATAGCCATTTCCCAACCCTTTACTGTTCTATTGTCATTCATAGCATGAAAGTCTCTTGCATTAGCAATGACGGCTTTTTGGTTCTCAAAGTTTCTGTCGATAAATGAGTTTGTTTCATCTGTTATCGCTTTTCGCATATTTATCTCTAATATCACAACCCTTTATTAAAGTGTATTACTTTCAGTAACTTCAACCTCTACTGAAAGAATTAAATTAAGAGCAGTATAGCGGTTTAGACGAATTCTTTTATTTCTTCATAGATGTTTATTGGGCTTTCTTCATTTCTTACTATTACTTCTTTTTCTTACATCCCTATGAAAGAATAAAAGAATTAACTCAAACCAAGCAACGTAGTCTTATTTTATTCTTTTTCTCGACACGTAATTAACTGAAACAATTAAAGCATACGATGAAATGACATCAGTAGAATGTTTGTTACATGATAGTGGAGGGATTTAGAGAATGGCCTTTGAGTTACGTTACGGAGGCGCAATCACAATTGCTTTATTTGTCCTTGAAGCATTGTTTTGGCTCTTTGCTGGTAATAGAATTTTCAGATATTTGAAGAAAAGAAAGAACCATTAAAAGACAACCCGTATGTGGGTAACTTATGCCTGATTGGTGGCCGTTCTCTAAAAATGTCAAAGCAGATGACAAACCGCAGGTTCGTGTAGGGTCCAATGTTCCTCTATCAGTAGCCGCAGGTTTGCCTAACATTATGCAAGATACTGACAAACTACAATCATCTACAAACTATGATAATGAGTTTGATATGTTTGATGCTATGGTCAAATTAGACCCCGAACTCAACGGCGCAGTTCGTAGCGTAGCACTAACCGCTAACAACTACATTATTAACTACACTAAGGCCAAGAACGCACGAATACGAAACGGCATCATGATGCTTGTTGAACAAATTGACCTTGATGACATACTTATCAATGCTATGCGTAACTTGATGGTATATGGTAACGACGTAAACAAATTAGTTGGTCGTGCAGGTGTAGGTATTACAGATGTTCAAAACCTCCCAATCAAACAAGTAACTATTGTAGACCAACGTGGAGCAAAAGGAATACCGTTTGTTGCCGACGAACAATCCTACATTATGACAAATGACTACTATCTACTACGTGAAGGTTCAGTAAACCCTATGATATTCCCTAAGAGAGAAGTTATGCACTTCCGAATTGATTACCGTAGTAACTGGTTTACAGACCAAAAATCACGAGATACATACGGAGTATGGGGAGCGTCTCGTTTCACGTCTCTAAAGCAGGCTATACGTGCAAAATACAACAGTATGAACAATCACATCGCTCTTGAAGATGCACTCACCAAGCAATTTATCACAATTGACAAGTCGGCTATTGAGCATATTACAGACCCCGACGAACAGTATGAACGATTAGGAAAGATTATGGATGAAGTAATCAGTCTGTTTGAAAATCTACGTGGCGACCAAATGCCAATCCTTCCATCCTACGTTCAACTACACCACGTAGACCTCAACAATACTATTCCCGATAATAGCGGCTTCCTTGATATGGTTGCTTCTAACATAGCGGCTGTACTTCACGTACCACGAGTGGCCGCAGGTCAAGAGCAAGGTTCAACCTTTGCCGCAACTTACAACGCTAATATGTGGTCGTTCCAAGCAATCACTCGACTTCAACACGTTGTCAAGCAAGAAATCATGAAACTGTTTTCGCATCACCTTGAATTGCTCGGAGTGGAGCATACAATCAAAGACCTTCCACCACTTGAGTTTTCACCAGTAGCAGACGAGTCGGCATTAGACTCTATGAAAAGAGCAGTTATGGGTTATCAAGCAGGTATAATTACTCTCAACCAAGCACTTGAAATGGTTAGTCTTCCCGAAGAAAGAAGTGCTAATGATAGAATAGAAAAATCATCAAAACCTACTATGGGTGAATTGCCAAGAACTAACGAGCAAGACACAAATAATGAAAAGACACTTTGATAGTGGAAGAACACGAGGGCGATTAGCATGACGAAACAACAAAGAAAACAAACTCAATCTTTTAATGACCAAATGGTAAAAAAGACAGTATTGCCTGCAATTTACCTTTGGCTTCTTGCCGCAGGCACAGTAGTCGCTATGGGCATATGGAAGCCAAGTGTAGTTTTACCTAACATTGAAGGATTTATTGCACTTATCGCTATCATTGGTGGTGTAGCCGCCCCTGCTTTGCAGACGGTACTCCGTATGTGGGAATCTGAACAAAGCATTGAAATTGACAATATGCCTGCTGAACTGAAACATTCACGAGAAACTTCTTCTATCCAGCAAGAGCATAGTATTGACTTAGAAAAGAAAGCACAAGAACACCAACACGTTGTTGAAAAACACGAAACTGGTTTTTCTAAGATTGTACCAATTAAAGAAAGGAAGTGATTTAAATGCCAAACATAGAAGACGAAGAATTAGTTGAAGCGGCTGAGTATCAAGGAAAACAAGTTACTCTTGGTAAACCATTTAGAACTCAAGGCGGTACTAAAAAATTCGCAGTATATGTCCGTAACCCAAGTGGTACGGTAATCATTGTACGTTTTGGCGACCCTAATATGGAAATCAAGCGTGATGACCCTAAGCGAAGAAAAGCATTCAGAGATAGACATTCATGTTCTGAAAAGAAAGACCGTACAACACCAGGTTACTGGTCGTGCCGTCAATGGTCTACAAACAAAGTAGAGGCATCCTATGATGAGATATGGGAGCAGAACGAAGGAGAAGTTATCGAAGGTATTGAAGAAGTCATTGAGGCTTCTCATGAAGATGACGAACCTTGTTGCGGAGGGTGTGCCAAACACGCAGAAGCAAAAGAAATCCGAAAGGATGTATATGATAATCCAGGTGAAGCCACAGGTCGAGCCAAAGAATTAGGACTGGAAGGTATTCACTCTCACGAAGAAAACGGAAGTAAAGTGTTTATGCCAGGTAAGACTCACGAAGAGTACAAAAAGAAAACAGGTAAAGAACTTGCTTCGTATGATGATGAAGATGAAGAAAAAAATGCTTCATACGACAAGAAAAAGATGTCGGCATCTGAATGTGGTATTGGTGAAGAGTTTATTGATGGTAAATGTCGTGTAGTCAATGTTTACATGGATTTGAACATTGCATCTGCCAGTTCTATTGTTGAAGCCTCAACAGGTAAGACATACATACAAATCAAAGGTATTGCATTTCACGAAGGTATGAACAAGAACAATTGGTCATTGACTCGTAACGGTGCAGAAAAGGTACTTCCTCAAATGGTTGGTGCTGACCTAACACTCAATCACCCTAAAGCAAAGCACGTTGGTTTTGAAAGAAACATGGATGGTGGGGTAAACGAAGCAGTTGTTGGCCGAGTTATCGAAGCAACAATTACAGACGAAGAAGATGGTAAGTACAATGTAAGGTATGTAGCCAATGTCGAAAGACCCGAATTGTTTGAAGCAATTGAATCAGGTTTATGGATGCGACCAGGATATGGAGTATCTATTGGTGGCTTTGGTGTTCCTGTCAAAGCAGATGATGATGGGTTGGTGTTTGACGACGACTTTACGTTTGACCATCTTGCTATCGTTCACAAGCCTGCGTACAAAAGAGCAAACATTGAAGAAATGAAAAAGGTTCAAGTTGAATCAGCAAGCGAAGAAAACGCAGAAGCAGTTCAGTATGGCAAACCAGGTAAGAAAGACCCACGTAAAACTCCCGCTAAACCCGATGAACGACGTAAAGGTTCTAAGAAAAACAAACCAGGTTCGGCAAAGAAACCAAACTCAAAGATTGTAGTTTCCCCTGCAACAAGGACTACTATCAGTAACAAAATGACAGAGCATAACAAAAAGAACAAAGGAAGTAAAGCATCTATGGGTGCATTACTAACTGTGTTCAGAAGAGGTGCTGGTGCATTCTCTACAAGCCATGCCCCAAACATGAGTCGTAACGGATGGGGAGTCGCTCGTGTAAATGCTTTTATATATCTACTACGCAACGGAAGACCATCTAACCCTAATTATAAACAGGACAATGACCTATTACCAAACGGCCACCCAAGAGCAAAGAGAACTGCAAGCAAGGATGAAACCTTTATATCACAACCGTTGAATGGATTTGAATTACCGAAGGAAGTGAATATCATGTCCGAAGAAGAAATGAATATCGAACAATCCGATGTTATTGCAAACGAGATGGAGGCTATGAAAGCCGACCTCATTCTTGCACAAGCAACAATTGAAGAATACAAAGCACAAGAAGCATCAAAGGCAGAAACATCTCGTCTTGCTCTTGTTCAGAAAGCAAGCGAAATTGGTCTAAAGGGTCATGAAGATTTAACCGAAGATACCTTAACCTCTCTTATCGCATCATGGAAAGAAGCAAAACCTGTTTCCGAACCTGCTGAAATGAAGCCAGTAGAACCTGCTGTCGCTTCTGAAACCAGCGCATCAATTCCAACTGAATCCACAAAGGTCGTTGCAAATTACTTGAACGGCAAAATTGTAGAAACAGAGGAAGGTGTCTATGAACGTGCATTCAACGCATGGGCATCGGCATGGAACCGTACTCTAAGTGGTGTAGAAGCCTCTGAGGGTCGATTCAAAGCCCCCCTATACAACGATATTAAGGAGATGATTTAAGATGGTAGCATTTACAGGAAACGACCCACGAAACGCAACTTTGAAAGACGCACAAACCGTAAGCGGTATTGGCATTATTCTCGCAAAGTCCTCAGTAACTAACAAACTCCAACCTGGAGCCGCAACTGATGTCCCTCTCGGAGTATCAGTAGGCGAATCAAGTCGAGACGCAGACCAAGTTCTTGAAACAACTAATGCTACTGTATCATTCTTCCCTATGGGTGGCGTTCAAATGATTGCTGCCCTTGCAGAAACTTATACTACTGGACAACTCGTGTACCTAAAAGGTGCAGGTCGAGTTGGAGGAACAGCAGGTTCAGACAAACTCGTAGGAGTTTACGTCGGAACTGGTGAAGCCGTCGGAACCGCAGGGCTTCTTATCCCTGTGAACACAACTCAATGTGCAACTGCTTGAGGCTAAAAAATAAAAAAGGAAGTGATTATTATGAACAAGACATTAGAAGAAATTTTGAACGTAGGTGCGGCGGCTGGACCCTTTGGTGTTGGCGATGCTGTACTTGAACAGACTCTACGAGACTTTATCCAACTGCAATCTAACAGAATCAGTATCGGTACAGACCTCGTTGGAACACGAACAGTACCCTGGCTTGAATTCAAGTGGTACACAGGTGTTACTGGCGACTTCTCATACCCTATCGACGACTCTGCTACCGTAGACCCAACCAAGATTGGAACTGCAAACTACACAGTCCAACTCGCAAAGGGTCAAGGTCGCTGTGTCTTCCTCGATTCAGTTCGTCTACGAGGCGAATCCTTTGAGAACATTGACCGACAGCAACTTGCTATCGTTCGTGGTCGTGCAGATGTTATTGACAACCTCATTCTCTCCTCCCTTCACGGTGGAGCAGGTCAATCCCAAGCGGCAACAGCAACATTCGGAAGCGGTTCGGCAGACGAAGAAGGCGATTTGCTAAAGGTCATGGACTTGCTTTACGCTAACGGAAGAATCTCAGGAGATGAACCAATGGCTCTCGTCCTCCCTGCAAAGACTCGCTCTGCTCTCTTGAACACTCAACTCTACGGAAACGTCGTTGAGTCCCTCCAAGAACACATGAAGCGTGTATCTAACCTAAGCATTTACTACACTCGTGATTACACAGGTGGTAAGTCCCTTCTCCCAACAGACACTCCTGGGGCTATCGAAGATGACGCTCTCCTTCTCATTCCTGGGTCGGAAACTGCTGAGTTCTTCCAATACAACGGTACTGGATTCCAAGAGACTGAGATTACTCGTCTACCTGGTGTCGGTTTCGATTACCTTCTAACAGGTTACATGGGAACAGTTATCCACGAAATGCAAGATGGTGCTTCAAGCGGTACAAACAACCGAATTTCCAAGATTACAGGCGTAATTTGAGGTGATTTAGTTGGCACAAAACCGTAAATTTCAAGACTTTGTAGAAACAAAGTATGTAGCCGCAGGTGCAATCGCAACTGCTGACTTGGCCGATGCCTCAGTTACAAGTGCTAAGACAGACCCACTTCAAGCAAAGTATCTTAGTTTCTTGTATGACTTTGCTACACAAGGCGGTGCAGTAAGCGCAATTACTCTAACAGATTTAGGTGGAGTAGCACAGTCTGTTCCAGGAAATGCAGTTATTCGCAACATCACCTACGAAGTATTGGAAGCACCCGCTTCAAGTGGTTCAGCAACAATCGCTCTCGGACTCGTTGGAAACGTAGACGCTTTCAAAGCCGCAACAGCATTTGATAACGCCGCTTACACAGCCGCTTCTCATCCTCACAACGAAGTTCCTCTAAAGATAGGACCAGGACCATTACCAGTTCTTGCTACTGTTGCAACAGCCGCTTTGACCGCAGGTAAGTTTATCCTTCACGTAGAATACTACGAAGGACAGGCTTGAGGCGATTTAAATGGATGAGTGGACTGATAAAAACGGCGACGTTTACAAATTAGATACTGATGCTCCCGAAGGTGTAGTAAGATACCTCCTTTCATCAAAGGCTAAGAAGCCTAAGAAGGCTTCTACTAAGAAAAAGGCGTGATTAAGTGAGCGAAAAAGCAACACTTGTCAAGTCTTTAAGAAATAAAGGAATACCTATCCCAAAGGGTGCTAAGGTTTCAGACCTTAAGCATTTAGATGAACATTGGTTATCACCTAACGGTTGGCTTGTTAGACTTGCTCGACCTGCTTCAAGAAGACCTAATAACCCAGTAAATTTACTTCCCGATAAGAATACTTATTGGTTGCCTGATAGCCATATGGCTCACTCTATTGTAGAGTCTAAGTTAGTTTTTGTTCTTGGAAGATGTGAAGAACCTCCAAGCAATGTAACTACTATTGAAGTTCCAAAAGATTATAACGACAGATGGAATATCAAAGGAGTGAAGGAAGATGGCAGTAACGACAGAGCAGATTCGTGATTTGCTTAACAGACCGAAAGGACTGAATGAAGCAACCATTACTGAGTACATTAGTATTCGGACTACACAGGTTACTAAAACTGCACGTAACAACAAATTCCTCGCAGAAGATTCAATCAACGTAGTAACAGATGCGGAGAAAGAAGCCGCTATCAAATTCCTAACCTGTACCGATTGTTTACAGGTACTAATTGACACAATGCCAACGTATGTCGCAGAGAATGAGCGACGAGAGCAAGACATACGGTTTTCGGCACAATTAAAGGCTTTCCAAACGAGAGCCAATGAAATGCTCGCACTTGTCGCTGAAAAAGGTGGTACGGCTGTCGAGTTCAAACAAACTAAGACCCGCATCACCGAATAAGGGGTGTTAGTTT